GATGAAATTGCGAGATTTGATAGTGATAACAGATTTGGTTTGGGTACCCAAACACCAAAGTCTAATTTACACATTTACGTCAACAACACAAAATATATAAATGATGTCATACGATTAGAAAGTCCAAATCCAGGTCCAGACGCACTCGATAATAAACAAACCGGACTACTTTTATATACAGATGACCATGAAGGTGGATATGTAAGAGGATTCAGCAATGCAGAATATGGTACAACTGGTCTTGTGATGGGTGTATCTAATTTAGAACAGAGTTCAAATACAGACTGTATTCATTTAATACAAACTTCAAACGTTGGTATTGGTATTGCACAACCTGCAACAAAATTACACATTTATGATGGTGTACCAAGAATTGAGAGTTCTTCTAGTAACGCTATAATAGAATTTAAAACAATTGGCGGAACCGCAAATATACACACAGATTTAACAGGGAATCTTTATCTCACCCCCATGTATTCTGCTACTCACGAACCTAGAATTATTCTTGACTCAAATGTCGAAGTAGTTGGAAATTTCAACGTAGACGGCGCTTTAGATTTGGGTAATCAGGTTGCAATTGGTTTAGCTGGACAACCTGCTGGTACATCGTTACATGTAAATGGTGGTGTAATTACAAATAGTGACGCTGTTGCATGTAAAAAGTATTCTCATACATTTTCGGTGGGTGAAAATGTAGCCAAGGACATTCAATTAATCTTCGGTCCAGGTGCCTTTTATGCCAAGGTTATTGCAATGTTGAGGAGAACTGATGGTTCAGTTACAAAAGATATAAATACCATGGTTCTTGAAGTTCAAGGTGGTTCTGGAGATGGAGTAACAGAGTCAGATCTTGATGTAGATGTGGGACCGGTGACGATTTTTGGTAATACATCTTATCCATGGAGCACCGACGTTGATACTGGTACAAGAGGTATCAGTATAGTGCCATACAATACTCTTGGTACAAGAATATATTCGTATGATATACATGTAGAACTAATAACCGCATGCAGTGGTAAGTTGGTAAAAATTACTAGAGATTTAGGTGGGGATCTTACAAAACTTGATAATCCAGGTAATGGTGGTGATGTAAATATCAAAACCGATTTTAACTATTAATTTTACCATCTGGGGTAAACATCCCAAAGGTAGAATCAATTTAAATTAATTATGCCCTGATGGAATCAGAGACGGCTAAGAACAAAACGCCGACAATGAAAGCCATGACGACGTAATTACACTCAGTTTCTTCAAGACCAGTTTGTGGCTTGGTTTCAGCCTTTTCCGTGACGACGGCCTGTTCGCGTCTCACAGGAGGCTCCAGCTCTTCCAAAGGACAGTAGCCTATCATTTATACTTTACTTAGAGATTAATTTCCGTTTTCTTCTTTCGACGAACTCTCTTAGGCTTACTTGCACCAACAGATACTTCCTTAACTTCACCACCAGTAGATTCACCAGAAATTGATACTATATCAGAAACGTCGTCATCTTCGTTTTCTATAGATGGAGGACTAGCGTTTTGCATCTGTGGTGTTGTGTTCATAGGCGGAGCTGGAGGCATCATAATACCCCCCATAAGACTGGATATATCGATTCCTGGACCTTGCATCTCATACTGTCCGGTGCCACCGACTGGTGCTGCATCAGCTGAACCTGAGGGGGATCTAGTAGTATTTTGAACTGCCGACATCATATTCTTTACTAGGTCTGGATTCTGTTTGAGAACATCGTTCATATTGGGTAGAGCACTCTTAAACATAGAGTTTGTAAGGTGGAACATCATGGCTGAACCACCAAGCATCATGATAAGCTTGACCTCTGGTGCAACGTTGACCTTAGATCTGTATTTAACATACAATTCCTCAAATACTGAATCGTAGTCATCCACATTCTCCATCACACTCTCAGACCAACCATCAAGCTGAATCTCAAAGGGGTTGTATCTCTTGTTAAGGAATTCAAGCCCGGTAACACAGGCGACCAACATTCTTCTCGAGAAGCGAATGGATTGCTCGACATCTATACTGTACGTGATACGTTTCACCTCAGTACGAAGATCTTCAACGTTTGAATAAGCGTTTAATCTCTTATTAACAGCAAAACCTTTCTTTTCTAATCTTGCAAGTTTATTAAGCAAATCACTTTTTTCTTCATCTACTGAAGAATACCCTTTAGAAGGTTGTTCTTCGGGATCATTCATTGGTTCATTATCATTAAAAAAAACCGAATCATCTTCACCATAATCTATTTCTTCTTGGTGAGACTGAACAGGAACCGATTGTTTATTTGGATTTACAAAAGCATCCATGGATTCTTGGTTATTCATTTGAGAAGGTGGATTATGTACAGACCTTTGGTCTGGACGATGAATAGGTCTTCGGGGTCGTGAAGGTGAAATTGTTATTTCATCCATCAGGGCCTGTTCATCATCGTCTAGTTTCATCACTGTAGTATTTCCTCTATCAAGAACAATTTCTTCGTCCATCTACCTTCTATAAGGAAACTATTAAATTGTCTTTAACGCAATTTTGAAAAATTATATATGTACATTATAAATGTTCAAACTTAATCGTGTCAATCGAAACGCCCTGTCTTCGATCGCAATCCTGATTATAATTATACTTGTTATTGGTTTTTTTAACAATAAGAGTATGTATCAGCCCAGACCAATTACAGTTGATCCTGTAAATGAAAAATCTATTTTTGATCTTGAAACTCGTATTGACTGTACACCTGGACAAACTTCCGAAGGTAGTGCTTATACCAAAGACTTAACTCCAGGTGGTATCTGTGGAGCTCAAAAACTCGTCTCGGATATTGCGAGTTATGGAATAGTGGATGGAATCGGTGGATCTTTAATCTGAGTCTAATATAAATGGCTTTAGTAACGTCCCCTCAAACCATTCCAGATCTTAATTATGAATATCATACTATAACTATAGACACAATTGGTCAGGATAGCGCTAATACATTCACATGTCATCTTCAACAACCTCTCAAAAATGTTGTTCAGGCTAGACTCCTCGGAGCTCATATTCATTCTACAGACGAAACAGAACATTGTTATATTTCGGTTGATGAATTAAATTCTATTTTTAGTGATCGAGCTTCGAATGTTCTCACAGGTCAGTCTCATCTTAGTATGCTTAGAAGTTCTTTCGCGAGTATCGTAACCGACAGTACCACTCACTCAGGTAGTAACTCTCTTATCACTTTCAAGGATAATTATCCAATTGTTACTCAATACATAGACCCAATCAGGAGAATTGACCGTCTCACTGTTACGATTAGGGATCAATCCGGTTCTACCATCAAAAACTCTGGGACCGGTGGTGATAATTTTTTAGTTTTTAGATTTGTGTGTAGAAAACAAAACTTGTAATTTTCTTAATTAGTATTAATATAACATGTCTTCAGGTATTGTTCAGTTAGTAGCAATCGGTGCTCAGGATGAGTTCATTACGGGTAACCCGGAGATATCGTTTTTTAATTCAGCATTTAAAAGACACTCAAATTTTTCACAATCCGTTGAAAAACAAACAATACGCGGCGATGTGAAAAATAATTCAATGTCAAGTGTTCAAATAGAAAAGTTAGGTGACTTACTTGGATATATTTACATGACTATCGATGATACTACACAAGCTTTAGATACATCAAGATGGGATCTCATTATCGATAAGATAGAGTTATTAATTGGTGGATCCGTCATTGATACTCAGGATTCTATTTTTACTGAAAAAATTGCGGTAGATACATTTGCTCAAAACGTCTCACGTAGTTCAAATGGTACACATCCAGGTATATCAGCGCGGAGTTACTTTTACCCCTTGAGGTTCTTTTTTTGTGAAGGACCACAATGCGCCTTACCACTAGTAGCTTTAAACTATCATAATGTAGAACTCAGAATTTATTGGGGAAGTCGGGCCTCTAATTATAATATAGAGATGTACGCAAACTATTATTATATAGATAATGAAGAACGAGGAAATATAGCTACACGTACTCACGACATGCTCATAACACAAGTTCAAAAAAATGTACCATCTGGTGAACTTATATTGGATTTATCGTTTAATCACCCCGTAAAATATATCGCCTCGACAGACACTTCTATAGAAGGTGCCCTTACTTCAACAACGAATAAAGTCAAACTTCAAATAAACGGTGTAGATCTCGGAAATTATAAATGGGGAAAGCCGCATTTTATAGATGTTATGAACTATTATCACACTAATTTTGTTACATCACCAGATTTCTTTATTTATTGCTTTTGTCTTATGACAAGTTCTTTACAACCAACAGGGACGCTTAACTTCAGTAGAATCGAGTCGGCTAAAATTATAAGTGAAAATACTGTTATAAATGACCCAGTTTATGCAGTAAGTTATAACATACTTCGTATACAAAATGGTCTAGCTGCACTTCTTTACGCAAATTAAAATACATGATTATATTAAAATGGTCAAAAACTTACCAACAGTGGAGAGGTCCACGAAGATACGCTTCGGTAAACACGTACCTGATTCAATTGACCAGGAAGACAATACCATTGTGTTTAATGCAAGTAATACACTTGTTCCAACTCCGTATAGCAATTCTATATACTTGTCACCTATTAGAAATAGAACCGATTATTCCGCACCTGAAGTTGTACTTCTTATGTATGATCGTAATACAAAGGAAATTACAGAATCTGGTGAGTCCGCCAACGTTCTTATCGGTGGTGTAACTCTTGACTCAGCAGCAAATCGTGGTAATGCGACATCAAATTCACTTCGTTTTGTAAGTTCACTTGGTAATATTGCTTTTACAACAGATTCGAATGTCGGTCTTTTAAATACAGCTCCTCAACACACAGTAAGTGTTGGTTCTAATCTTTTTATAGATGAATTTGGTTCAAATGTTCTCGTTGTATCTGGTAATGTTGCAGTTTTAGATAGTCTAACAGTTGAAGGAAATCTACAAGTTAATGGTACACTTACAACGGTAAAAACGGAAAATTTAAGTATTACAGATGCTATCATAGAACTCGGAAGAAATAATACTTCTTTGGACACAACACTCGACTTAGGACTATTATTAAGTCGTCCAAACTCAAATGTAATGATTGGATTTAGAGAAAATGCTGGAGAAATTGGTTTAGCTTATACAAATACATCATCGGATGAAAAATCTTTTACACCAAAAACCGATGAAGATATTAATGTGCATGTATATGGTTTAACCCATATTGACTCCAATATTTATGGTCATGAGGATATAGTTATTGATGGTAATGCTTATGTCACCGGAAACGTCAATATAACAAATCAACTAACTGTCACTAATAACGCCTACGTCACTGGAAATATTCAAGTAACCGAGGCTCTCATTGTGAGTGGTAACACCCACCTTGAGGGTGATAACGTCTTCATCACCCACACAATGGACTTTTTGGATCCCACCACCGCCATAGTGACTGATCAAGTCTCCAATGTTCAGATTCGTTTGGGGCAGTTGGAGAATGTTTCAAATACCGCATCAAATCCTCTTATAAATCAAGTTCTTGCTTACGATAACGAAACTAATGAATGGGCTAACTGTTACCCTGATCAAACAATACTTCAAGTAAAAAACACTTCGGGTGGTCCAATAACAAGAGGTCAAGCTCTGCATGTTAAGGGTTCTAATGGAAATAACATATTTCAGGTTGATTTAGCTGATGCATCCGATCCAACAAAGATGCCAGCTATTGGCATTGCTTATGAAGATATGGCGGACAACGCTCAAGGTGCTGCTGTTTCATTTGGTAGAGCTAATGGAATCGGTGGAATGTCTGGGTATACAAATGGTCAAACACTTTATGTTGCGAGTGGAACACCTGGTGGTTTAACAAATGTAAAACCGTATGGCGTTGAT